CGCACTGTATCCTCATTTCGTGTAAATCTTTCTTCGTTCATCCTGCCTACATCCATTACCAGTCTCTTGCAGGTGAAAATCAGATTCTGAATCAGCTTGTCATCCTCTTCAAAATCTACTTTCAGGTAATTTTTAGCTTCCTTACGAGTACTCACTTACATCAACCCTTTGTTGTAGTAGTTGTACCGCCCTTGACTTTAAGCACCTTGACTGCTTCCGGGAGGATGAGCTTACCATCCACACGCTGACTAGTAATGAAACCGACCTGTCCGGTCATTGCAAAAAGCTCATTGAGTCTCTTGAGAGAACGTCCCTGTCTGTCGGCAATCCAGTAATACTTGAGGTCACCGAATGCCACAGCTCTGTTACCGACATCTGCTGTAGGAGCATATACACTTGTTACATAAGGGCGGTTGAAGATCATATCTGGAACGCCAGCTGTCACAGAAGGCTGCCAGATATAGTTTCCTGTATTATCCTTGAGCTTGCGGATTGCCTTGATGGTCTGTTCGTTGAGTACCCATACAGCCTTCTTGCGGTAAGGAGACTTAAGGGAGTAGTAGAGTTCCATCATATCGTCAAAGGTAATTGCAGCACCTGTTGTTACAGCACCTTCCATACCGCCGTTTACAGGATCAAAAATACCTGTAGGCTTTCCGATACCGTCACCAATAATGAATGCTTCCTCTTCCTTTGCACCGATACGACGGGCAAATTCACGAGCAATGTATGCCGGAAGGTCGAAAACACTGTCGTTGAGAAGTTCCTCGGAAATCTTGATTGCAGTACCAACCTTGTAAGCGGAGAGTGCAATCTGACCGAAAGCATCGTCGGAGAGAGTGTATGCCTCTTCCTCTTCCATCCAGCAAGCCTCACCCTTGGAGGTGATAATCGGGATCTTTCTGTCACCGCTTGATGTTTTGATTTTTGTTGCAAGGGGACGGAATACATTCTCTTCTTCAAGAGCCTCTATAAGAGTTTTTTCAAACTCATCAGGGACAAGATAACCGCCTTCTGTATCTTCGCCGACCTGTAAATCATTGCGGATATCAATCCAGTTACGGTTGCGGACACTGTTCCAGAATGCCTTGCTGTAGGTGTCAGTTGCTGTTGTCTTCGGTTCAGGCTTCATATCGTGACTGCCTGGCTGACCGACAATCGGTGTGGATGTTGCGGCGCTGAGTTCCTTGCCGAGACGTTCCTGTCTTTCGAGACGCTCGATTTCAGTGCCGAGTGCAACTATGTTCTTTTCCATTGCATCATAGGTTGCAGAATCCTCATCAGATAGCACACCGCTTTCTGTTCTCTTGGAATCAAGGAAGTTTCTTGCCTCGTCCCAGGCATCTGCTCTCTTCTTTCTGAGTTCCTGAATTGTCATTGTCATAGTATCTACCTCCAATTAGTGTTTCAATAATGCCAGTCTTTTGTCAAGCTGGTCAATCGGTGTACCTTTCACAGGTGCGGATGCAGACAGCTTTCGGAGAAGGCTGTCCATAGATGCGACAGCGGAATAGGAACGTGGTGTCATATCCTCTGTCTTTCGGCGTTTGAGTTTACCGTCCTCATTCTCGTCGGGAGTATCCCCCTCAGTTGATGTATCGGGATTTTCATCATCCTTTGTTTCATCCTCTTCGGGTTCGGGGACAGGTGTACTTTTTTTACTGTCGGCAAAAAGAATGCCGTCAACAAATCCCATGCTTTCGGCTTTCTTAGCATTGAGCCATGTTTCCTCATCCATCATATGTGCGATTTTAGCACGAGACAGATGACATTTCTCCTCATAAGCATTGATGATGGACTCCTTGACTTCCTCCAGAAGCACGATAGCCTGTTCAAGATCTGCCTTATTGCCCATAGCAAAAGTTGCGGGATTATGGATCATCAGCATTCCAGTTGGAGCAATAAGAGTTTCATCACCTGCCATAGCCACAACGGATGCTGCAGATGCCGCAATGCCGTCGATTTTTACTGTAACCTTACCTTTGTGATTGCGGAGCATGGTGTAAATCTGAGATGCAGCAAACACATCACCGCCGGGGCTGTTCAGCCACACCGTCAGATTTCCATTGATTTTTGAAAGTTCATCTCTGAAAACAGCAGGGGTAATTTCATCACCCCACCATGTTTCATCAGAGATAGGACCATTGAAGAGCAGTTCTGTTTCTGCAGTTTCTTCATTTTTAATCCAGTTCCAGAATTTCTTCATACTAAGATTCCTCCATATTTTCTGTTTTCTTTTCGTAAAAGGCACCTGCATCGACCAGTTTTGTAAAGCTGCCGTTTACAAGATACAGATTTCCGCCTTCTTCATCCGGGATAAGGTTCATATCTTCAAGCTCACGGATATCATTTGCCGACATCCATCCGTTCTGACGGGCTGTAGCATACCCCTGCATACGAGACGCATAGTCACCACGAAGCAATCCATCAACATTGAATTTAATGAAATACTGACCTTTTTCTGAATCAGAAAGCAGAGCCTTTTGCAGTCCCTGTTCCCAGCGTACAAGCCATGGATCCAGTGTATACTTTACAAACTCCAATGACTGTTGTTCGATATTGCTGAATGTAGCGTGTTCAAGATCACCAATCATGTGGAGAGGTACACGATACAGCCTTGCAATTTCCTCAATCTGAAACTTTCGTGTTTCCAGAAACTGTGCCTCATTATTCGGAATTGCAATCGGCGTGAATTTCATGCCCTCTTCGAGAACGGCAACCTTATGGGCGTTTCTTCCTCCGTAGGCTCTCTGCCACGCATCACGCACACGTTCAGGATTTTTGATTACTCCGGGATGTTCCAGAACTCCTGACGGAGATGCTCCGTTCCCAAAGAAGGAAGCACCATACTCCTCACAGGCAATAGAAATGCCGATTGCATTTTTAGCAAGTGCGATAGGGGAATAACCCACAAGGCCGTCAAATCCTAATCCCGGAATATGAAGTACATCATTTGCTTCCAGAATAATGTCACCCTGTTCCTTTATATTCGGATTTGCTTCATCATATCGGCTGTAAATATATATCAGCCTGTTATGTTCATCACGGTCAACCTTCATTTTGTCAGGCATCAGAGGATACAAACCGATTACTTCACCTCTGCCATTTCGGATTATCTGTGCGTAGGCATTTCCGTAAATCAGCAAGTGGGACATCAGCGTTTCACGGAACACAAAACTCGTCATTTCAGGATTCGGCTGATCGTGGAGCAAAAAATAAAGCGGGTGCTGCGGCACTCGCTCTTTTCCGTTATCAGTGTATTTGTAAACGTGCAGCGGTAGCTGTGCGATTGCTTCTGACAGAACTCTCACGCAGGCAAACACGATGATATGCTGAAGTGCCGTCTTGTCCGACACCCGTTTTCCGCTGTTGGCTCGTCCGAAGAAATATGTGTAAGACGGGCTGTCATAGCTGTTCCGGGGCTTATCACGGCTCCGGAATAATCCGCTGAAAATGCTCATGTGCATCACTCCTTTCAGTTGACTTTTTCAATGAGTTTGTGGTATAATAGATCATCAATTAGAAATGATAGACTATATAATTTTAAAGAGGTGTATTATATGAAATATCAGTACTTAAACAGTGTTTTTGAATCAAAATTAAACGCTAGTTCACTTTATAATGAGATAATGAATAATTATTCTGCATATAGTAGCCTGAACAATTTCCATGATTACCTTGAAAATTGGTGTGCTGTAATGCTCAACGCTTTTAAAACCGAAGAAAACAAAGAATTTATTTTTAAAGGATTAGAACAATACTATACGGAAATAATTATCCCCAATTGTGCAATTAGAATCCACTTCTGTATTTCCGATGCAAAAAAATACATATGTGATTATGATTGTCAGTCTATTCCTTTATCAGCTTTTGCAACTTTTGATAATTGTGTTGCAACAGTTAAATATACCGAAGTTAACTGCGATAATGGATTTGATTACTCAAACTGTTCTGAACCAATAATAGCAATCGAATATCCTAAAGATGGATTTAGATACCTTGTAATTGATGGAAATCATCGGTTATCTTTTCTTTCAAAAAACAACATAAAAGATAGCGTAGATGTAATTTTACTATCTCTAAAAGATACACTTAGCCTTATTCATTCTGAATTTGAAAAATCTGTTTACCTATTCCTACTTGAAGGTGCTCATATCGAAGAATGTATAAATGATTCTGCTACATCGTATTACCATGATGGAGCATTTAGGTTACCACTATAAAACCAACATCTCCCTCAAATCATAAACCGACTCTGCATCCCCAAGTCCACAGCGAATTGCACGGTCCAGCGCCATGATCATGGCAACAGCACCGTCGATTTTCTCTGTGGACTTTTCTTTATCCGGCTTGATATTTCCCGCAGGATCACGCCTTATAAAAATGTTGTCCATCATCCATCGAAGAACAGGGTGACCATTATGGGCAAGATTCTTTTCAAGTGTGAGTTTCATCAGTTCCTTGGTCGGCGGGCTCATGTCTTTATAGCCCTGTCCGAACTGAACCATCGTGAACCCCAGTCCGTCAAGATTCTGCGACATCTGTACAGCACCCCAACGGTCAAAGGCAATCTCCTTTATATTGAAACGCTGTCCCAGTTCGTCAATGAAGTTTTCGATGAAACCGTAGTGTACAACATTGCCCTCGGTGGTTTTCAGATAGCCTTGCCGTTCCCAAACATCATACGGAACGTGGTCCCGTCGGACTCGCAGGGGAAGTGTTTCTTCGGGTAACCAGAAGTAGGGGAGTATGTAGTAATGTTCATCTTCATCTGTCGGCGGAAATACCAGAACGAATGCTGTAATGTCTGTTGTACTTGAAAGGTCAAGACCGCCGTAGCAGACACGACCTTCCAGTTCCGATTCATCAAAAGCAACCTTGCATTTGTCCCATTTTTCCATCGGCATCCAACGGACAGCCTGTTTTACCCATTGGTTCAATCTTAGCTGTCGGAATGCATTTTCTTCACCCGGAGTTTCCTTTGCGGAGTTACACGCCGCCACAACCTTTTCCATGCCGATTGTTTTTCCAAGGCTCGGATTTGCCTTTTTCCAGACTTTCGGATCAGTCCAGTCCTCAGACTCAGCAGCACCGTAGATTACCGGGTAGAAGGTAGGATCGCGCTTTCTGCCATCGATGATGTCCTGTGCCTTCTGGTGTACTTCGTAGCAGATGCTGTTGGTATCAGTTCCTGCTGTTGTAATCAAAAAATACAAAGGCTGCATTCTGGCATCACCTGAACCCTTTGTCATAACATCAAACAGCTTTCTGTTTGGCTGCGTGTGTAATTCATCGAACACAACCCCATGAATATTGAAACCATGCTTGGAGTAGGCTTCTGCGGAAAGCACCTGATAAAAGCTGTTTGTAGGTGTATACACGATACGCTTTTGCGAGGTCAGGATTTTGACTCGTTTATTCAGGGCGGGACACATTCTCACCATGTCGGCGGCAACATCAAAAACGATAGCAGCCTGTTGTCTGTCGGCGGCACAGCCATAAACCTCGGCTCGTTCCTCTCCATCACCACAGGTGAGGAGCAGAGCAACTGCCGCCGCAAGCTCGGATTTGCCGTTCTTCTTAGGAATTTCGACATACGCAGTATTGAATTGACGATAGCCATTGGGCTTGAGAATTCCGAAAAGGTCACGAATAATCTGCTCCTGCCAGTC